TTAGCTTATTCATAAGTCGCACCTCCATTAACCTAGACTTACAATCTGATACTTAACGCCCTTTCCGCCATTAGGAATGGTGTAATATTTAACTACCTTAGCATAAGTACCAGCATTTGGCTTAGTTTTAGTAATCTGTGGTACTGGAGAACCAGCAACAGCCTTAACATATAAAGCATTAGCAGCTACAGATAAATCTTTTTCAAGAGCAGTCCATAAAGCCTCATCATCAGCAAAATCAGTGGTGTCATATTGTAAGCAGTTAGTAGTCACAGTATCACCAAGGCCAAAAATACCAACACGGGGATAATCGCCCGCAACCTTGCGGCCAAAGCGCTGTAAACCATAATGCATAGAATCATATTCTTTTTCAGTAGTATATACAATACCGATTGGTGAATCAGTTGCAGCGGCAGGAGCATTGATTGCGCCGGCAGCCTTATCGGCAACGACCCACATACCATTTTCACAAGGATTAGCCTTAGTGAAAGCAGCACCAAGTGGAACCTGAGATACTACCATACCAGTCTTTGGGAAAGCGACCTGATTCAATTCGAGGCTGGCATATAGCTTTTCATCGGGATCACGATGCTGGTCAACTAAATCGCCCACAACATTTGTAATGGGAAATCTTTTCATCGCCATAGTTATTCCTCCTTAATTCTTGCGATATTTCTGCATGAATAACGCAAATTCATCAACAACGGGTTCTGGTAGTGGAACTAGTTTGTTGTCAGCACTGCCAGCCATTTGTTTATTAGCAAACTTGATTGCTAACTTGCTTTCAATTTCATCATAAGAATAATCACTAACATGCTCGCGCACGTCTTCTAGATCCTCATCATTTAAGTTATTCTCATAACGCTCAATCAAAGCATTCTTTCTTTCTACTTCTAAACGAGTCCGCTCTGCTTCATAAGTAGCAATTTCATTACGTAAGCCAGCTTCAACTTCAGACGCGGATGTTATCTGAGCTTCAAGTTCAGCAATACGATTCTGAGCATTCTCATAATTAGCAGTCATTTCATTTAATTGGTTTTGAAGTTCTGTAATCTGTACCTCAAACTGAGAAGCAGATTCTTCTTCAGGCTCCACCGCAGGTTCTTCAGCTTCAGGTTCTACGACGAGTTCTTCCTCTGGGAGAGCAGATTCCTCTGCGACTGGCTCTTGCTCTTCTTCGGATACAACTGTTTCTTCTGCAGCTGGGGCCTCTGGCTCCTGATCTACAGGCTCTTCAACGATTGGTTCCTGCTCAGGAGTGGGTTCATTTACTTCGGGATTCATTTCATTTTCCATATGAGTTGCCCCTCCTTCAATTGGTTGTTTCTCGGCCTCTTCAACTTTAGCTTTCAAATCAGCCAATAGAGAAGAGAACTTTTCATACTATGATCTATATGTATCATCATTTTTTGCGAAGAAGGATGATACTGAGAAACATGGTTCATGGTTTCCAATAATACATAAACCCATGATTTCGGCTTTAGTATAGACAAAATATTCTTGGCCGTTAATATCCGCCCAATCACCATCAATTGAGTTAATATCAAGTTCCATAGATTGATTTTGTCCAACTACAAAATTAGCTTCATTAAAATACTTGGTGAAAAGCACTACAGAGAATACAGCATAATCACGAGTAATACCATCTGTATCTGTAAAAGGTTGCCATCCATCAAAATATTCAACATAGCCATAGGCGCTAGCTAAAGTTGGCCCAGTATGGGATGCCCAATTCTTTGATTCTGGATCAAAGAACCCAACTACAGGAGTATCGCCTCTAGTAGCACTAGCAATCATCATATCAGCAACATCATCTTTAATATAAGAGCCATTGCGATTTCCATACTTAGTAAATACGCCAACTTTTAATCTATTTATTCCTGAAGACCCGTTAATGGGTTCAGCAGGCGACATTATGATAGCGTTATCAAAATAAACGGGAATGTTCTTTTTCATAACTTAATCCTCCTTAACCCATCGCGGCAATATTAGCTTGCGTTTTTTCTGATTTTTCTTCATCAGCCAATTCGGGTCTCCCGCCCTTATTAGTTAAGTCTTTCGTTGATACGGAACTACTACTATTTTTTTCTGTAGAATTATTTTTTTCTTCAGATTTTTCATTGCTCTGGGTATAAGAAGAACTTAATGGTTTCATAATTTCGTCGAGCTTTAAGAACTCATTTTCAAAGTCGATCATGCTAATTAAGTCACGTTGCTTAACGCCCATTGCGACTCCCGCACGCATCTTTGAATAGCCAAACTGTGCGCCGGAAAGGTATTGGCCTTGGTAATCTTTAATGTTAAAAACAGTAGTTGGTAGTATTTCAAAATCAAAACTTAAACCTGTGCGGCTAAAGCGAGTATTTATAAGATACCTAATCCAAGTATCGTACATATTTAAATATGTGCGCATAATACTTTCAAGTCTTTTAATAACATAAGCTAAAGAAGAACTATTTTCAGCATTAAAGAGCAGTTCACTTGTGCCTAATGCGTCCCAAGTATTTTTAGCATACTTTTCTAGCCTATTATTGGACTGACTTGCGGCAGATGTGTCCTATAAGCTTTCTAGAGATGTTTCTCCGAAAGTAGTAAGTACATCAACGGTATCTAAATCTTTTAGCATGTTTGCTGTACCAGCATGTATTTCTGCTACCTCATCTAATTCAAATACTAAATGGCCATCACTATCTATAGGCATACGCTGAATTAATAATTTATATAATTCATTTTCATCGCGCTGCTCTTCGCGACCAATCGCATCTTTCAACTTAGCAAGCTCTGGTATTGCCGCGATAAATAATGGTGTCTAGTCCTCAGAGAAACAAAACGTAACGCCGCCTACGCTTGCCGGTAATAATACCCAAGGATCAGTTAAACGTCTTGCTTTCCATAATCTCCATGCTTTTTGAATCGGCTCTGGGAAATTGGCAACTGCGGCCTCGCGCATATCATCCTCAGTATAAGCTAAATTAAAATAATTTATATTAAACTCTAGAATACTTAGATTATTAAAATCCTTAAAGCGCGTGCGACAATATTCCATTGGAAGATCCTATATAACCACTTTATCGCCTTGCTCCTGTAAAATACCGTAATATACTCCCCCCTTTAACCATTCGCGCGTAATGCGAGATAAAGTATTCTTTACGTCTAGAGCTTCAATGAAACTACAAGCATTATAAAATGCTTTTGTAATCTATACTTTAGACCCTTTGCCCAACTCATAAACGGGCGTAACAACAGTATCATATAACGGTAAGGCCGCAAGGAAATCGATATTATTACGGTATCGAGCATTTGTTCGATAGTAATAGCGGGACAGCTCACGGATGGCAGATAATTCGCCAGAGCGGATAATAGATTCAATTTCCTCTAAAGAAAAATCTCTATCACTGACGCTATTTGAACGGTAGCCACCCCAGCGAGAGGTGCGTGTATGAGAGTCTAAAGGAACATAATTGATCTTATATGCCGCATTTTTAAACAGTGTAGCAAAATCTTTACCCATAAAAATCACCTCCTACTTTTAGGAGTAAAAAAGCCAAACTATCCAATATTCTTTCTTTTCTTTTTGAAAATTTCCTTATCTTCATAATATTTTATACGATATAGGCCATATTCTAAGGCACTAAAACGGTCTTTCTCTAATGAGCGTGATATGCGTTCTACTTTATATTTATTTTCAATACCAGTAGGCTTAATGCGCAAATTATTTAATTCATCCATTAAGCGAGATGTCATTTCATAGGGCAATAAGAATACTCGTCTATCATAGGCTGTCATCTTCTGTCCCTTCTTTGTAGCCATTAGTTTTTCTTTAATAATGCGTTCATGCGCGAGGAAGGATGTTGAACCATTGTTAATAGCGGATAAAAATGCTGAATTGATTTCGTCCTCATTAGATGCGCTTGCCTTAATATCATAAATTATAGCGTTTAGGCGCGGCATTGGTTCATCGCTTGGAGTGCGCATTTCAGGCGGTAAATGATGATCATTATTAAATACATAATAAGGAGGGAACTATTCGCCTGTTTTGGAGTCTACAGATGGTAATGCCATGGCATCTAGTAATCCAATACCTGGGCCATTACCGTCGATGACAATTTCTCGTGGCTCATATAATTGAATTAACTTTTTAAGACGTGGTGCCTGTTCAGTAATATAGTTCGCGCCATTAATAACTTCGGTATAAACAACATTCTTTTTGAAACGTTGCGCATTGGGTAATACTTTAATTACCATAATTGCGGTATTCGCGCTATATCTACCTATATCTGCTGCTAATAGATACCAAGCATCCTAATTATTAGAATATGTAGCTTTACGTTCGCACTTTAATAAACTACGGTATCTATTTAGTTTTCGAGAGTCTAACCAAGCATCTTTAGAGCTACCCGCCCAAATGCTTAAGCTTTCGCGCGCGAATGATTCCTCACTAACAGTATTAGAATATCTCTGATCCATTAGTGTAGCCTTATCTAATAGGCCATAGTGAAGTGGGACTTCGTATGAAAGGCCAAATGAAAAATACTCTTTTGGCCGCAATACCGCATTAACTGTAATTTCAATTAACTTCTAATACATGAATACTGTGCGTTCTGCGGCAGTAGTGATAAAGATTTGGGGTGAGCTTGGTTCATCGGGATTAATGGAGCCATCAACTTCGCGCCTTTTTATATTCATCTGAGGAAGTAAAACTTCGTTGTATGGAACTTCGTCGATAAGGGCGCACTCTTCTAGTATAGCTGCGGTTGCCCTAAGACCTCTCGAAGTATCTTTAGAAACAACGGTAATCATGCTGCCGTTCTTGAAGCGTAATTCGTAGTAATTATTACTAGATTTGACGCCTGTCTTACCATCGTCTTCGCGCGTTGCTAGTTCCTTACGTAAGAGAGGCCAATGTCTAAATATCTCTTCAAACTTAGCTTCAGCAATCTTTATAACCGTGCCTTTAACATCAGAAGCAATCATGATGTTAGAGTTTGGGAGCAGGACTGCTCGGCATACACCACTTAGGTAGGCAGTAAAGGATTTG